GGCCCGCGTTCAACGGAAACAGTGGTCCCCGACATTCCGCCATCTTGTGGCTCGAGCAGGCCGCCAACCAAACAGCAGAGAGAACAATGAAGATGACACGTGCCAAGAGTGGTTACCCCTTTTGTTGCCGGGCGAGCGTTACGACGGCCTGCTTGTATTCATCATCTCGCGCGCGGCGTTCCATGCGAACGGACGCGCGCCAAATTCTCAACCCTATGTAGAGGCCCAACGCGATTGCCGTCAGGATGGGCGTATGTAGCATGGCCGCAACGATGAATGCGACCAATATCAGAAACAGCGGCTCAAGAATGAAAGTGCCCATTGCTCATATCCTCGCTATAGCTCGGGCCATTCGACTGATGGCGCCGGTTATGGGGGCTGTCGAGAAGCCTGATGACCCCCCTATGAAAAGAGCGATGCCCGTCGAGATCGCCATCAGGAACATACCATAGAGAAACACCACTATGGCGTTGCCCAGCGTGCCTATGGCCGAGTCAACATTGATCGTCGCCCCTGTCACGGAACCCGCGGTTGTCGGTCCCACGCCGAGGTTGTCGTTGTCAGGCATCATATTGAAGCCACCGGCCGGCGGCGCGGCGCCGATGTTGTTCGCAAATTTAGTGAGGAATTGCGCGTCCTGGAAGACCACTATCTGACCGAGCATAAGCGTAACCACCATAACCAAGAACAAGGACACTACCTTTCCCGCGAGTCGCTCAACGTACGAACGTGTCGCATCGAACAGGAAGAACGGAAGCAGTAAAGCAAACAGAGGCACGAGAATGTCGGCGGTTGCCGTGGCCAGAGAGAAGATGAAGTAACAACAGACGATGATAGTTTTCGCCATTACTCCGATGATCCACACCGCTAAGCGGTCAGCGATATAAGCAACCCCCACGGTCTGTTCGTGGATCTGGGCGACGAAGTTATCTACTTTGTTCATCAGCGCGTCCCAACCCTGCGCGCCGGTAAGCCCCGGAGTTCCTGTGATCGTCGAGTTAATCCAGTTAGGGATCGTCGTCGTGATCGGTGTCGCGATGAAGGCTGTGTAGTTGGCCACGCTCATCAGCGAGACGATGATCACTGCGCGGATAAGCCGCGTTACTGCTTCGCCGGCGCCGAGGTTATCGAATAGCAGGCGCTTGCCCAAGATAAGGACATACAGCATCACCGCGCCCTGCAGGGTCGCGCCAATGGCACCAAGGATAGTGTTCGCCTGGGTGGTTACGGCCTGGGCAAGGTTCTGGTTATACGCGGTCCATATGAACTGTAGGGTGACGCTGCCTCCCATTACTGCATTCCTGCTGGCGCGGAGATGATAGCAAGCGAGTTCTGTGGGGTCGGTGTGCCGCTAGCCACAGTCGCGGCGGGCGTCGCCGGAGTGGCCGCGCACGTCGCTGCGAGGCTAGACGTTCCTGACGCGCCGCCCTTGGCTATGAATGACGCCACTTGCTGCCCGTAGGGTGACGTCGGCGTGTCGCCATTCGTCAGCCCGTCTCCCGGATTACCGCTGCCCCACGCCCATGCGGCGCTGCCGAAGCCGCTGCCCTCGACCCCCTGAACCGACTGCATGCCGTTCGGATCGATGTCCATACCGGTCGTCGAATTGCCGTATTCGCCAATGAGGACGGGCATGACGCCGCCTGCGTTGGTTATCTTCTGCGCCGCGGCCGCACCATCAGCGATGCTCTGATTGATCGTCGCTTGATCGGTGCTGAAGTTTGTCACCCAGCCGTAGTAGTGCATGTCCCAGATGGTGTTCGTCATGTTGGAATAGTCGGCTTGCACCATCCCATCGTTGATCCCGTTCATGTCCGCGGTGCCTAAAACCGTCTCGAGCATGATGGGGCTGTTGTTTCCGGTGCTGCGGATGGCCTGATATGTTTGCTGCTGCCAATTCGAGAGCGCCGCGACCGATGGGCTGACGGCCGGCTCGTTGTCGGTCCCGAACCACACATAGGGGTCCGGCTTGAATTGCGTGCCAATCGACGTGTACCAGGAGAGTTCATTGTTTAGCTGTGCACCGGTGAAGACTTGCCCGGACTCGCCGCCAGCATTCGATCCGTCGGAATTGGAGTGATCCTCCAACTCGACAACGATGCTCTTATCGGTGAACTGCTTGATATAGGCGGCTAGTTGAGCGGCCGGCTCATAATCATAGACCGCATAGCGAATGAAATTGACGCCTGGGAAGGCCGCAAGAACCTCATCAACGGAAGGGTCCTGTCCCTCCATGATGTTGATGCCGCGGGCGATGAACGGCTGCTGGTTCGGCCCGAAGATGGTCTGGCCCATCGCGGCGAACTGGCCGGAGGAGGCCAAGTCACAGGCCGTCGCCGTCACTGGCGGTAGCGCAGCCAACGGGGCTGACGAAGCGGTTGATGGCGCGGGCGCCAGCTTCGACGCTTGAGGAGCGGTTGTCGCCGGCGCATTTACGCCGGCAGGCGGTCCAGGGATCGACGTCCAGAATTGATTGTTGGCAGATAGATTGAACCACCCTTTGCCGCTGTCGTCTAAGCCAGAGACGACGCCGTTCTGGATCGTCAGCGCGGCCGTGCCGCCGCCGCCCGGGGTCCATTGGTCGTTCTCCTGGATCGAACCATTAGATGTGATCCGCCAGACGTTGCCCTGCGCGTCGGTCAGCGAGCCTTCACCTGGGAGGATGACCGTTATCCCTCCCTGGCTCGTACCATCTGCTGCGGTCGGCGTAACGCCGCTGGAAGCTGGTGTAGCACCAGAGGCGGCCATAGCCGACGTCAGCGAATTCTGCGGCACCAACGCCCCCTGGCCGCCGGTCGCTGTGGTGGTCGGAGTGGGGTCGGCGGTAGGAGCTGGGGCGCCAGTCGACGGCGCCATGGCGGTCAACTCAGAACTGAGCCATCCCAGCGGCGTGCCAGCCCCATCGCCAGCCGGATATCCCGATGGCCCGCCCCAGGTGCCATGGCCGGCTCCCTGGATCGGCACAAAGGTAAAGCTGTTACTGCATGCGGGGTTGCCGTCGATCGTCGATTGCAGACCCTGGTCGGTGGATATGCTTTGTTCGGTGTCATCGGTGCCATGCACCGCCATCAGCGGCACGCCGCATAGCGCCTGCGTATTGCCGGTATCGAGGCGGGCGTCGAACGATAGGCCAGCAGAGAACACACCTGGAGACACTGTGCCGTTCGGCCCGTAGGCAACAAGCGCTGCTTGTGTCCCGTTTCCGCCCAGGCTTCCGCCAGTCACCACCGAGTCTTTGGCATTGACGGTATTGCCCATCGACTGTTCGACCGACTTCACCACCCCCACCATCTGCTGCTGCTGTGGTGTGTTCAGGGTGTTGTAGCCGCCCCAGTTGATATCTGAGTCCTGCGGCTGGGTGATCATCGGTGCGATCACGATGGTATGCGGGTTCTGCTGTGCGAAGTTGCCGCCAAAGTATTGCTGAACGTCGCTCGCCGTGGCGCTGGACGCTTCGTCCATATACGAGAGATAGGTCACCACGCTGCAGGGTGCCGCCGCGCTGCAGCCACCTGACGCGGGCAGCAGGACATATGGCATGCCGCCGACCGTACCGGACTGCAGTGTCTGTCCAAGCGCCGTCAGCGGCACAGCAAGGATGGTGGTGGCGAGCAACAGTCTGCGCATGTCAGCCTCCGGTGAAGAGTGCGGGCGCCGGTGTCACCGCCGGGATTGCTCCTGGGGTCGCGCCAGGCGACGTGTTCTTGTAGACTTCAGCCGCGTCGGCCCGCTGCTTCTGCAGGATCTGATCTTGCGCCATCATGCTCTGCATCGCGGCCGTCTGAGCTACCAGCATGGCCTGCTGCTGCTGAGCGTTGATCGTCGCCGTCTCGTACTGGATCCGGCCGGAGATGGAGGCAACCTGCGTGAGATCGGTGGCGCCCTGCAGTTCCGTGAGGAGCTGCGGCATCTGGTTCAGCCGCGTCTGTGTTGCGGTAATCATTTGCTGCGTGCAGGCCTGCAGACCGGCGTTGCGGTTCGCGGACTGGTTAAGCCACTGCGCTGTGAAGTCCGTCCCGGTGCCAGCCGAATACTGGTTTTGGGTCAAGTACTGCTGTGAGTTGCCGCAGTTGCCGGTTCCCTGTCCCGTCATCAGGACCTGCAGGTTCTGCTGTATCTGGCCGAGCGGGTTCTGCACGGCGCTTTGAAGGAGGCCGCTCACCATCTGGGTCAGATTATTGGGCACGTCAGTGAGCGCCCTCAACTGTGCCTCAAGTTGAGTTATCGTTTGTTGCATTTGCTGAGCCTGTTGGACCCACTTCAGCAACGACGCCGCATCTACGACCGGAAGATCGGCTCTTACGGGGACGGCGACCAGGGCCGCCATAGCCGCCCCTGCCAAGGCACAACGTATTCTCATGCTACCACGCTCCTTGCATTTCGGTATCGCAGAAGGAACTCTTCCATCACGGCCTCCGGCGGCCCTCCGACGTCTTTCTTTGCGCGCTCCATGATGCGGATCGTGCCCGGTCGACCGGAAAGGATCGGCAGTTGCGGCACCCCGGACAGATCGAATTCGCAGATCGCTGGGGCGTTGGGGCGCCAAAGCAGAAAGCGTCGACCGTTCCCGAGCGTCATGTCCTCTTTCAATTGCTTGATCGCTGCCGGCGATAGCTTCAGCTTCAGGAGGTTCGCTTCGTCGTGGTTGGCGTCGGGAAAGATAAACTTCGTCCTCATCTGTTGGACGAGAGACATCCCCATTTCGGTGTCGGTAAAATGCTCACTCTGCTGCGCGACGAGCCAGCACATCAATTCCTTCTTGCGGCCGGTCAGGGTGTAGTCGTCGATCATTCGCTTCAAGGGTTCCATGTAGAAGCGGCACTCGTCGAAGAAGGCTGCGATGCGGCGGCCGTCCATCAGGCCGGCAAGCTGGTGCATGATGACCGCAGCCGCCGTGGTGCACGCGCCATCGTCTTCGGACCCCTCCCGGGGGATCAGGTCGGTAAAGTCGAAGCCGTATAGCCCGGGGCCGACCGTGATCACGTGCTCTCGGTTGTCCAGCAGCCAGCCCATCGAGCCGCCAGCGCAGTATTTCTCGAACCGCGCTCCGGCTCCGTCTTCGCGGTCGGCGTAGCCCAGGAATTCGCGCACGCCGCCCATGCTGCGCTTCTCCGGCGGCATCTGCAGTTGGCGCGCGATCCCGCGCATCAACCTGGAGTCCTCGTGCTGCGTCAGGGAGCGGCGCCGATCGCGGGTTATCAGCCACGTATAAAGGCCGTGGAAGAAAGCCCGCGTGCGGGGGCTGTCCTCAAAGGCTATCAGCGGAGCCAGCCCGCTGGCCTCGTTGCGCAGCAGCGACCGGTATGTGCCGCCGCACGCCTCCACCATCAGCTTATTCGCATTGTCCTTGTCTATGACGAGGCGGATGCCATCAGCGCCCATGACCGGTTCTAGAGCGGCGCAGACGAGACCGAGCAATACCGTCTTGCCGCTGCCGATCCGGCCGATGACGAGGGCATGTCCAACGTCCTCGTCGTGGGTTATCAGGTCGTAGGTTGTCAGGCCGTTTGTCTTCAACCGGATCGGCGACGCTCCCCAGTAGCCCGAGGACTCCCCGGTCGGGAAGTTATCGAGGGACGCCATGCAGGCCAGATCTTTGGTGGAGATCGTCCCCGGCCGGGGCTTGAAGACATTGGAACCGGGAAGCTGGAGATAATAGCTGCTCTCCATCGCTCCGTTGTACCAAATGTTCATTTCCCGGACCGGAGCGGCTCCTCCGAACTGGGACAGCCTTTGCGAGGCGTCGGCGACGTTGGTATCGAGGTCGACGACGGTTTGGGCATAGACGGCCAGGGAGAAGTGATGCAGGCCGCTGGCGGTCTTCATGCTGGCCGTGGCGTTCATTGCGTCACGCAGCCCGCGCTTCAGGTCGTCAGCAGCATCAGCGGAATTCTCCATCTGCTGCTTCACGAGAGCCATGGCCGACACAGCGGCTCCGCTCGACCGGAACCGGAAGTGGTTGGTCAGCACAAGCGGGTAGGGGGCGCTCAGCAGCCTGTTGAACATGCCCACGCGAGGACGCGCAGGATAGTTCTGAAAGCCGATCATGGCGCCGACACGCTTGATGCCGGGCTTATTCAGATCGAAGGCCATCGGCCCGCACGTGACGTGAGACGTGTAGATGGCCGCGCCAAGCGATCCTGTGGTGTGTGGTATCGGCTCCGCCACGGCGGTCCGGATCAGGTGCAGCGCGGTGCCTATCTCGGTGATCGGAAGGGTTTCGCCTTCGATCTCAGTCGGGATGTCCTTTAGGCCGAGGCGATATGGTTGGTAGTCAGTAAGGGTCGCCTGGATCATCTGGACAACGTCCTCGAGACGTTGGCGCCGCTTCGTATTGATCCCGAGTGATTGGACCTTCGTAGTCGGAAGCCACTTTTTGAGGCCCGAAGAGGATGAGCCTCCTGGGTGCACCACGACGCTGATGAACCAGTCATTGCGATAGACGGAGCCATCTAGCAGCACGGCGTCTCGGTAACTCCGCATCAAGCCCTGGACAAAGCTGGAGCGACCGGTTGGTTGGGGCGCATCGCTAACCCCAAGATGACGAACCAGGCTGAAGCCCAACGTCAGGTCTGTGCCAGCCAGCGACCGCAGAAGCGTATTGACGCGGTCCATTCTACCGTTGCGGATGCTCGACGGAGTCAGTTCGAAGGGCAGTCCATGAAGGTGAAGCATCGCCAACAACGACTCGTCCATCATCATGACAATGCAGGGCTCGATGTGCCCAGCATACGGCACGAAGCGCTCCGGGTCCGCCTCAACCAACTTGGAAAACCAGCGTGGGAAGTTACGAGCCATCGGGCAGAATTCCCCTGAAGATGCGTCTTCCGCGGGCAGGTGCTGGGCTGAGGAACGTGCCGCCGAAGGTCGAGGCAGACAGATGACGTCCCGACGTCATCAGCCAGCACACGAAGCAGCGGCCCGCGTTGTAGTCTTTCCGGTAGAGAGCAAGCGAACCGAGGAACGGAACCGCCAACAGGATCAGCAACTCCCAGCGGGAGACGGCACACTCGACACCGGCCATGAGAAAGACCACGAAGTCCATCCACGGCATATTGAGGTATGGCATCAGGGCAGGCCGGGTCCCGCCGAGTGCCAGCTCATATTCGGCGAGTTCCTGTTCTTCAGCCATGACTATCCGCCTACCGTGAACAGGCCAGCAATAGTGTTGTAGTTAGCAATAATCAGCGCGCCGATGATCATCACCACGACGCCGCCGAACGTGTGGCGCCCAGCGATCATCATGCAGCCGATGACGATCACGCCAATCATAATGATGCCCTGCAGCAGATTGGTCGCGACCCACTGGATGATCGCACTCATCAGACCACCATTGCCTCCGCCGACCGCCTGGGCGAACGCCGTGTTGGCGACCAGGATAAAGAGTAGAGTCAGGGCGAGGATCGTATAATCACGCCATTTCATTTTCCGTCTCCGTTGCTTGGGGATTGGTCTGTCGTGGTCGAAGGCGTGCCGGCTTTGTCTCGGCACGCCTGCTGCCCCCATGTGTCCCATGGAGGGGCCGCGCATTCGGCGCTTGGCACGCCGGTTATCTCTGTGACTGTGGGCTCGGCCGGCTTGGGGCTGTCGACCTTGCGTATCTGCGCCAGCGCAGCGGCGGCGTACTGGGCTTTGACCGGGTCTGGCGGCGAGCCGTTGTAGCGTGCCAGCAGCACAGCGGCGCCGGCCGCGATATTGCGGCACGGGTCGAGCGCCGTTTCCCAGGTCAGACCCAGCCAATGGAAATTCGACGTGTTGATCTGTGAGATACCGACGTCGTATGTGCCGTTTGGGTTCCTGTGGACTTTAGTCGCATCGAGCCCGGACTCGTGTTGCGCGATTCCCACCATGACGGGGGCGAGGCTCGGCGAAACGCAGCTGTGGGCTGCGATAAATGCCAGCAGGGTTTGCGCTGTCATGGTACTCATAGGTCTCCCCGATCATCTCATGACCGCGCCACGGTTTCAGAAAGTCTGTCGAACCTCCGCGAGATCTGCGTGACTCGTCCGTTAAATCGGCGCGGCCATATGGCGATCATACGTTTGTTAACATCTCATTCTGTATGATACACTCGTCGAAACGCCGTGCTATGTCAATCATTCGTTAGCGGTCGTCGCAACATGTCGCAAAGTGTCAACATGCCCAAGGCGCTATCCGTGGGGGTTCGCTTATCCCCCGCACTCAAAGACTCCCTGCAGAAGGCAGCTGATGCTGACGCAAGGTCGCTATCGTCGCTCATCGCTAAGATCTTGAGTGAGTGGGACAGAGCTAGAGAGAAACCGCAGGAGCCCGATGAATGAAGACGACATACGAGATCTATCGAGTCGGTCAGTCCGAGCCCGAGCGAGGCGAGGTCGATTGGCCGACCGAGCCCAGCTACGCCCTCATCAAAGCGTTGGTCGAACCACTGCTTGGGGCAGGGGAGCCGTTGGACCACGTCTCCGTACTGCACAACGACCGCCGCTGCGACATGTTCGTCAGCGAGTTGGGCCATGTGGAGTTGACTTCACGTGCGCCGCTGCCGATCAACGATGCGGCGACTGCGATCTATCGCCATAACTGGCTTACCCAGCATCCCGAAACCGATCCCGAGGATCTGCCCGAAATCGCGGGGACATCTGTTCTCTTCCCTGATCGGCTCGTATGGACATGAACACCTGGGAAGACGCCTGTAAGCTACAGTCGGACGGCAACGCCGACCGCGATCTGCTGATGTGGACCGTTTGCGCGAGCCCCAGCGACTTTCCGGGAAAGGTCACGGCCAGACCTAGTTCGTTGTTCGCCGGCAAGCCCGTGGACTTCGTGCTGGTGGCTGACTCGTTGGCCGGCATAAGGAAGATGTTGCCACCGGGTCTGGTCAAGATCGAGCGTGAGCCAAACGACGACCCGGTGATAGTAGAAGTGTGGATGTAACAGCTAGTCGTATTTGTGCAGGTCCGCCCGCTGAGACTTAGCGTAGTCCTCGCATGCGCTAGAGGTGCGGAACGTGTGGATCTCCCACGACTGGACACCGTTGGCCGCCGGCCACGAGATGACCGTCGAGACAACCTTGTCGTTGTCGTCCGTGGTATCGTCAACGTCAGGGTCGACACGGAAGACCTCCCGGACGTGTGCAATGACCTCAGACGGGGTCATTCCTTGCTGGCACGTCTGGGGGGCTGGTTGAAAGGTGAACCAACCCGTCGGTTTCTTCTGTGCCGCATGGGAGGCAACCGACAGGCAACACAACGCGGTAGCAACCAAGAAGACGCTTTTCATGCCGCAGCCCCCCTGACTGGAAACCATCGCGCAATCGCCTCGCCGACGGTTTCGTGCAGTTCCATACGTGGTTTCAGGCATTCGATGAAGGTTTCGCTGACGAACACCTCCCAATCGCCATTTGGTCTCTGTTCTCCCGCTTGCTCGAAGGGGACGAGAGCGGTGGCATTGATAGTCTTATAGGCGTAGTCGCTAACGACTATAGTCGGCATAGACTATTCTCCTGTTGACGCTTCACCTATACTTCGGTTTGTGTTGAAATGCAAGTAGAAACGTGCCATAGTGCTGGCTTGCGGAACGGAGAAACACCATGCCCACGCTCATCGGTTACGCCCGAACCTCTACCGAGGAACAAAAGGCCGGGCTCGAAGCGCAGGAGCGCGATCTGCTGGCAGCCGGCTGCCTCCCCCAGCACATCTATTCCGAACAGATATCCTCAGTGGCCAGCCGCGCAGAGCTGATCCGCGCCCTGGCCGCCGTTGCCCCCGGCGATACACTGGTGGTCACCAAGCCCGATCGGCTGGCACGCTCAACCGTGGATCTGCTGACGATCGAGGCCGACCTGACCAAGCGCGGCATTGGCCTCCTTATCCTGAGCATGGGCGGCGAACGCCTCGATACCCGCAATCCCACAAGCCGGCTGATGCTAACCATCCTCGGCGCCGTGGCGGCATGGGAGCGCGAGATCATGCTGGAGCGTCAGCGCGAGGGCATCGCCAGGGCAAAAGCGGAGGGAAAATACTGCGGCAGAAAGACCACCCCCGACGGCATCATAGATTCGGTCACGGAACTCGATGCCGCAGGTGTGACCCATGCCGAGATTGCCCGTCGCTGCCGGGTCTCTATCCGGACCGTCGGCCGGATCCGAAAGGCGTCAAAACCCAATGGCAACGGACATATTCCGCAATCCCCGGCGACCGGGGCGCACGATTCTGCCGCGCATTTGTAGGTTGTAGCCCGACCGCGAATCGATATCTGCCTGTTGACATACGTTTATCACTCGGACTAGGGAGTCGAGTATTGGCCCGGGACGTGGGCCCAGAGACGGGCAAAACTGCGTCCCCAGCACCCCTTCCCCGACAGGTATCATGCTGGAAATCACGTACCTCCCGCTCAAGGCGGTGATCCCGTACGCCAAAAATTCCAGAACACACAGCCCCGACAGCATTGCCAAGATCGCTGGATCCCTCGTCTCATTCGGTTGGACGAACCCGATGTTGATCGCGGACAAGGTGATGATCGCCGGGCACGCCAGGCTTTCCGCCGCGCTGCAACTCGCCGAGCAGGGTATCCCGATCCCGCAGAACCCGGACCCGTGGCAGGGGCCGACCATCGACCTGTCCCACCTCGATAAGCACCAGCGCGCCGCCTACGTCATCGCCGACAACCGGCTCGCTCTCGACGCCGGTTGGGACCAGGAGTTGCTGGCCGAAGAACTCGGTTGGTTGAATGAAGAAGGCTTCGAGATCGGCCTTACTGGCTTCGGCGAAGACGAGATCGCCGCCCTACTGGCCGGCACCGCTCCTGGCACCGGCGCTGACCCAGACGACATCCCTGAAACGCCGGTACACCCCGTTACGCTTCCCGGCGACGTCTGGTTGCTCGGCAAGCATCGCCTGGTCTGTGGTGACAGCACCGATCCTGCGACGGTCACGTTGGCCCTGTCTGGCGTGAAGCCGCTCCTCATGGTTACCGATCCGCCGTATGGCGTGGATTACGATCCGGAGGACCGAGGCAAGGCCCGGAACGCTGACGGCAAGCTGCTGTCCACCGGCATGAAGCGCGCGATCGGCAAGGTGCAGAACGACGACCGCGGCAACTGGCGCGAAGCATTCGATCTGTTCCCCGGCGACGTGGCCTATGTCTGGCATGCCGCCATCAACCCGGCCGCCGCGCAAAAGATGCTGGAGGACTCCGGGTTTGAAATCCGCATGCAGATCATCTGGGCGAAGAGCAACTTCGTCGTCTCGCGCGGCCACTATCATATGCAACACGAACCAGCCTTTTATGCGGTACGCAAAGGCAAGACCGCGCATTGGAAGGGCGACCGCAAGCAGTCGACTCTTTGGCAGATCGACAAGCAGCCGAAGAACATGACCGGGCACTCTACGGAAAAGCCAGTCGAGTGTATGTTGAGACCGATCGAGAACAACAGCAGTCCCGGCCAGGCGGTTTACGATCCATTTCTCGGCAGCGGGACATCGATTATGGCCGCCGAGTTGTCCGGCCGCGCAGCTATAGGAATTGAGATCAAGCCTGAGTTCGTGGACGTGGCTGTGAAGCGCTGGCAGAATTACTCGCTTGGCGCCGCAGTCCTCGAAGAGACCGGCAGGAGCTTTGAGGAGATGGCGTTGGAACGGCCGTTCGGCGCTCCACTCCCATGATGCTGCCGGTGAATGCGATCTACGGCGGCATGCAGCCCGACGGACACTGGGCGGGCACGCCGACCTTGATCATTCACCTGATGCAGCACCCGCTGGCACCGCTGCCCGCGCCCGAAAGTCTCGACGGGTCCTATCCCTTGGTGGAATGGGACACCGACGCGGCGAACGAAGTCAGCATGAACCGGCTGTTGGAACGCCGCGGAGTATCGGCGCACTTCGCCAGTGTCGGCGCGATGACGCTGGCCACGATCGCCAGTTCCTACCGCGAGCGGCATGTGCTGATCGTCGGCCGCGATCCCGGCCTGCATGACCTCGCGCCGCTGGTGAAGCCGTTGGTCGCGGCCGGCCGCACCGTTCAGATCGAAACGACGGCCATGACACCCTCTCTGGTGATCCCCGACGCGTGGGTGACCCTGCTTGCTCTGCCCTCCCGCACAGCGACCGCCGAGAACACCAATCCGGAGAACGCCACCCGGCCGGACGAAATCCTCGCCTGCATCCGGTGGAAGGCCGACCTAGAGCGGACCGAGTTGGTCTACGGCCGTCGGAAAGCCCCGGTGTGGCTGCGTCCGTCCGCGTTCGCCGACGAGGGGATCTATCGTCAGTGCGTGGCGGTCGCCTCCCGGCACGCCGGCTGGCGCGTCATGCGCCCCTTCCGCTCACTCGCCGCCACGATCGACTGACCGTGGCCCGCAACCCTATCCCACCGCGTCCTATGGTAGCCCAAACGACAAAGGACCTCCGGCACATACGCGGCCAGCAAGTCCGGGCGATGGCGTCGACCAAGACCGAGCCCAAGGCGATGGCCGAGATGATGGGCCTCTCCCTTGCCGAGTTCAAAAAGCAATATCGCGACGAACTCAAGACCGGCCACGACTTCGTCTACGCTTCCATCTCTATCAAGCTGGTCAACTCGGCAGTCGCCGGCGACGTGCGATCGATGCTGGCATGGCTTCGTCAATTCGGCGGCTGGCAGGAGATCACCAGGCGCGAAATAACCGGTAAGAACGGTGAGCCAATCAGTTTCCGAAATCTCGACTCTCATGCGCTCGCTAGCGTCATTGAAGCCCTCACAGCGCAAGGCGTTACTGGCCGAGGCACAGGCCGAACAGCTGCGCAGGGCCGCCTCGCAGCAACCGACGTCATCGATCTGGATGCCATTCCCGGGTCCACAGACGAGGGCCTTGAATAGCGAAGCGGATATACTGTTCTTCGGTGGCGCGGCTGGTGGCGGCAAGACCTTTTTGCTCCTAGGTGCTGCTGCTACACAGCATAGGCGGGCTCTTATATTCCGCCGTGAGTTCAAGCAGCTCGAGGACATCCGCGAAAAAGCGGAGCGGATGTATTCCGACATCGGCTCCTTCAACGGTCAGCGTGAGCTGTGGCGGCTCAACACCGGCGGGATTAAGCGCCGCGTTCGCTTCGGCGCCATGCAACTGCCCGGCGACGAGATGGCCTACCAGGGCCAGCAGCAGGACCTCCACTGTGTCGGGGCCGGAACGCTAGTGCTGATGGCCGACGGCTCGAAAAGGGCTATCGAGAGTGTTCGCCTGGGTGATTATGTTCAGACACTTGAGGGCCCAAGGCGGATTATTCGGTTGATCCCGAGGCGGCGAGAAGACGGCGTTCGCGTGACCGCTTACGATCGGGTCGGGAACTCAATAGGGTCTCAGGTTCAATCCGGGCAGCACGCATTGCTAACACTCTCGGGGTGGGTTTCCCACGATAATGCGTCCGAAGCGCTCCCTTCTTGTCTATCACTTTTGCCACCCATGGTATTCCATACCGACGGCAGATGCGGACCACCGACATATACGCAATACCCAGAGCGTCTGCGGCATCCGACCAACCAACATTGGGATCGGCAGCCAGCACCGTTACCCGGCCTAGCAGGGCCACATCATCGAGGTTGGCTGGAGACTTACGCTTTATCGGAGCGACAAGTTCCGGAAACCGGTTGCGGATGGTCTGGGTGTGAATACCTAGAAGAAACGCTGCCGCTTTCAGACTATTCCCCGTATGAGATAGAGCCTGAGCGACCTGTTCTTTGGTTAGATCTGCTTGATGCACTTTCTTGCCTGACTGGTGGTGCCTTTGATGGGCGCTCCTTGTCATCACCTCGATATTCAACGGGTCATTGTTCAACTGACACTCGTCCTTGTGGTGGGCGACTTCTGCAACCCGCGGATCGCGGCTCCGAACCAAGGGCCTGCCGAGTTTACCCTCCGCTATTAGTCTATGCTGGGCCACCCAACCCCATGCGTTCTGAAGGGGATGACCTGGCAGGAACTCCCATATGTAGTTCCCGTGGACACAGGTATCCCCACCCTTATAGGAAGGAAATTCGTTTAACCTCTGCAGACCTGACGGTTGCCCGCTGGGATATTCATCCATGTGGTGAAGTAGACCTTTATGACCTGGAAGTAGAGGAGGTAAATCACTACATATCCGGTCCGGGTTTCATCAGCAAGAACTGCTTTGACGAGATAACCCACTTCACGGAGCATTCATTTAGGTTCGTGACTGGCTGGAACCGCTCTGATATCCCCGGCCAACGCTCGCGCGTTATCGCCGCCGGCAACCCACCGACCAACGCCGAGGGCTATTGGGTCATCAAATACTGGGCGCCCTGGCTCGACCCCAAATACCCCAACCCGGCCAAGGACGGCGAGCTTCGCTGGTTCGCGCAACTGAAGGACAAGAACGGCCGCTTCGTCGATATGGAGGTGCCAGACGCCACCCCGATCGACATCCCCGGCGAGCCCTATCCGGTCAAGCCGCGATCGCGGACGTTCATCAGGGCCTTCCTGACCGACAACCCGATCTACATGGCCTCCGGGTATATGTCGGTTCTGCAGTCCATGCCGGAGCCGCTGCGCAGCCAGATGCTGCATGGCGACTTCCTGGTCGGCCACGAGGACCATCCCCGCCAGGTCATCCCGACCGAGTGGGTCATGCTGGCCCAGCAGCGCTGGCGGCCGAAGGAGGAATTGGACCCTCGGATCAGGATGGATGCCCTCGGCGTCGACGTGGCCCGTGGCGGCAAGGACAACTTCGTTCTGACGCCGCGCTACGGCTCCTGGTTCGGCGAACAGATCACCTATCCTGGCACCGAGACGCCCGACGGTTTTGCCGGGCTGCAGATGATCGTCCAGAATATCCCCACTAGCGAGCGCCCCGCGATCAACATCGACGTCGTCGGCATCGGCTCGGCCGTTTACGATCTTGCCAAGGGTGCCGGCCTAAACGTTTTCGGAATGGACGCCAGACACACCAGCTACGGTAGGGACTCTTCCGGCGCGCTGGGCTTCACACGCAAGAAAAGCGAATGGTGGTGGAAGTTCCGCGAGGCTCTTGATCCGGCCATGGGCGAGGATCTCGCGTTGCCACCCGACCGGCAGCTGCTCGCCGACCTCACGGCGCCCCGTTACGAGATGAAGACGTCCGGCATCCAGGTAGAGGACAAAGAGGATCTGATCGCCCGCATTGGCCGCAGCCCAGACCATGGAGACTCCTGCGTTCTCGCGCACGCCACGTCTGCATCGCCGATCGCTACACATCTCCTCTAAGGGCGATCGCCGATGGCGCTAAAAGATTTCCTCGCAATTTTGAAGCCGAAGAAGGTCGGCAGGCCGACAAAAGAAGCCACGCGAGAGAGCATTCCCTGGCCGAACCTCTCTCTGCTGGGGCAGAACCCGTCCACCCAGGCCCAGCGTGTCGTCTACAAGGCCACGCCGCGGAACCTGCGCTACTTCTCCAACATGCCGATCGCCCGCCGCGCCATCAACGCGATCCGCAACCCGCTGACGCAGATCGACTGGGAGATCGCCCCGAATAAAGGCATCTCGTTGAACTCGGAGCTGGAGCGCCAGATCGACGTGGCGACCACCTGCCTGTCGCTGCCGAACGACGATGACAGTTTCGACGTGCTACTGATGCAGTTGATCGATGACATCTGCTGCGGTGCCGGCGTGCTGGAGATCGGCATATCGAAGTATCCCGAGCGGCCGGTCTATCTCTGGCCAGTGGACGGCCTGTCGGTTCACATCTACCCCGGTTGGAAGGGTGGTGTTGCCGAGGCGCGCTACCTGCAGACGATCGGCTATGGCGGCGCCTACTCGGTCGGCTTCACCCCCGGGATCAAGCTGCGCGACGACGAGATCCTTTACATCCGGCCCAACCCGACCACCGCATCCCCATTCGGCGTCGGCCCGATGGAAGTGGCGTTCAACAGCATTGCCAACCAGCTCTCGACAGCCAAGTTCGCGGCGAAGCTGGCAGGCAACGCGCTGCCGCCCTTCATGCTCGACCTGGGCGAAGTCACTTCCAGAGTCGTCCAGACATGGCGTAGTTATTGGACCAACGACATCGAGGGCGAAGGTAAAATCCCTATCGTTGGCTCTGAATTAGTAGATGGGCAGGCCGGCGCAGGCAAGACGCGCGGCGCTTCTGTGCTGAAGCTGTATCCCGAAGGCGACAAGGCGCTCTACCTGGCCTACCAAGAATTCCTGCGCACAGAGATCGCGGCCGCCTTCGACATTTCGAATATGTCATTGAACGTCGAACGTGACGTAAATCGGAGCACAGCTGAGGTCGCTGAAGACCGGGAGTGGGTCCAGGCGATCCGGCCGATGGCGCGTATGATCGCCGGCGCCATAACTCGCAAGGTTATCTGGCAGGCAATGGGGTTCTCACAGATCCATTTCAGGTGGAAGGGTGTCGACCGCGAGGACCTGGAGAAGAACTCGCAGATCTTCGTCCGTTACTACACTTCCAACGTTTACACCCCGAACGACATCCGCGCGAAGCTGGGCGAACCGCCGGCGGCAAACGCTTGGGGTAACATGACGAAGTCGGACGCGGACATAGCGATCGCCGCGGCCAAGGGCGTCGGAGTCGTCGATGACCCGGACCTGTCATCCAACAAGACCCGCGCACCCGCCAAGGCTACGCCCCCCACTGTCGGGCCTGCCAAGCCGGCGCCTGGCAACAAGATCGGCAACCCGCGGCTCGCCGCCGCCTACGACGACTCCGAACCAGAGGACGAAATCTGATGGGCATCGCATACCACACCCTCTACGCGCCGGACGGCGCGGCGCTGAACCTATTCGATCGCGCCACCTTTGGGACCGTTACGGCTGTCTATGGCGCTGGCGCCACCGGTGCAGCCACCGCCGTGGCGGTGACATGGAGCGAAGCGATTGCGACGCCCTACTACGCGTCAGTGTCTCCGATCGAGGACGCTTCTTATTTCATCTCAGGCCGCACCTCGACGGGTCTTACGTTGAACGCTGTGCCGCGGGTGGCCACGACGTCCTTGGCCGGCGGCTCGGTCGAGATACTCCTCATTTCGTAAGGAACCCGCTATGTCCGTACGCGAGCGACTTCTCTTCGGCAGTTCCTATGACGCCATCCGGGCCATGCCGCGCCTGGCTGGTCCTAAGCCGTGGCCGGACAAGAACCCCGACCCCTTCCAGGGCGACGGCGATGTCGACGGCGATGACAATGGCGCCTACGACACCGATCCCGGCGAAGAACGCAGCACGCCGCCGCGCGAAGACCCGGGCGGGGATCGTCTGAACCTGCGGTCGTCGTTTCAGGAAGCGGCTGCTGCAAGCTCCAATCCGGAGGCTGCGCGCGCGCTGCTGGCGATCGAAGCCAGACTGGCCGAGATCGTGCAGTTCACCAAGTCGGCGCGGCTCTGCGGGCACATCCCAACGATCTGCAAGCTCGACGTGCTGTCCCAGATCATCTGACAGGCCAACGCCTGAAGCGGTGTCTACCTAGCAGGAGTCCATCATGGCCATTCCCTTCCCGACGACCTACTTCATCGGCATCGGCACCGCGATCTCGAATCTTGGTGTGATTACCGAACTCTCCGGCGGCAGCTATGCGCGCCTGGCGTGCGGCTTCACCGGATCGGCGCTCTCCGGATTGACGCAGACCGTTGGCCCGTGGGTGGTGGCCACCGCGCCTACGCCCGCCGTCACCTCGCTCTACGGCATGATCTTCGACGTCGTTACCCTCGGCGCGGGCAACCTCATTGCCTACTGGACCTGGAGCGCGCCATTCACGGGGTCTCTGACCGCCTTCCCCTCGACGGTCATCAACCTCAACTTCAATAGCTACGTGGCGCAGGCGCTGAACATGTCGCTGCTTGGCGGTTCTGGCTCCTCGGGTTCATCGCTCGACGCCGGCGCCCAGATCGGCATCGCCCAGGGCGGCAATCCATTGATCGCCGGCTCCAAGCTGACCATGCAGAACGGTTCGCTCGTGGCTGCGAGGAACTTTATCCAGGAAATCGGGCCGCTGGGGATGACGTTCACCTCCGGCGGCATCAACGTCGCCCACATCGACGCAGCCGGAAATTTTGTTGTCAAAGGCACGCTGACTGCAGCCGTAGCTACGGTTGCCACGAGTCCGATCCCCTAACGGATGGAAGGCCTCAACGGCCACCAGGTCGTCCCGCTGCCGCCGTCCCCCGAGCAGCACGCTGTGAGGCTGGAGCGTATCGAATGGGCGTTGGCGCAGATGGCAAGGGCGCTGACCAACTCAGGCTTCACTGATTACGAGATATCATCGGTTAATCTTGCCACGCGGTTCGCCATCGCCAGCGTGGTCAAGGAGCGCGGGCGGAGGTCGTAATGCCAGCCACTCTGGTCTTCCGCCTACAGGCGGCGTCTCTCAATCTGCCCAACATGCCGGAAGGGCACCCAAACCGTATGCCGTTCTCTGGCATACTCACGCGGGTGGACGTTGCCTCCGACAAGGCGCCGCACGGCGCCAACGGTAAGCGGGTGCTCCTGACGAGGTCGGCGGCCGAAGAGGCTCTAGGCTCCTTGCTTGGTATGGGCGTTGACCTGACCAAGAATATGGACGGCCACGATGCCCAGAAGAAGATCGGCATCATTACCGGCGCGCATATCGAGGGCGATGCCCTGATGATTGCCGGGTTCATTTACGCGGCCGACTTTCCCCGGGAGGCGCTGCGAATCCACCTCGAACAGGCTGACCTCGGGTTCTCGTTCGAGGCCAGGAACCTCGCGGTTGAAAGTATGGATACCGACCCGCTGGTTGTGAAGTCCTGTGTCTTCACTGGCGCGGCTATCCTGATGAAAGACGACGCAGCTTACACAACGACCGCTTTGGCAGCAGTAGCGGCAAAGGAGCATGAAATGACTGACGAGATGACGAAAGCTCTAAAGGCCGCCCTGGACGCGGCGCTTGGCCCCGTTACGACTGCACTGGACGCGGTGAAGGCGTCACAGGCCGAGGCTAAGACTGCCCAGGACGATCTGAAGACTGCGCAGGCCGCTCAGGCCACCGTGCTTGAAGAGTTGAAGAAGACGCCTCCGCAGGTTCTGCACGCCGTGTCCGCAACGGTCGCCAAGATCGAGCCGCATGCGACGAAGCTGGAGGGGGTTGCCGACCAGATGGAGAAGGACGGCGTTGGCCTGCATGCCACGCAAGGCCACGTCAACCAGATACGTCGTATGGCCGACTCTATGCGAGCCGACGCCGCCCAAGGCAAGGTTCCCCACGCTTATCATGACTCCGGTTCCTATTGGGCTGGCGCTGATCCACGGCACCGGCAGGAACCCCCGCAGCAGCAGGCGCAACAGACGATCAAGATCGAAGAGACCGCCGAGTTCAGGGCCATGCAGGCGTCATTCGAACAGCAGGGCAAGGACCTGAAGACGGCTCAGGACGCCGCAGCCGCGCTGGACACCAAGGTCGCCGACCTGACGGCCAAGGTCACTGGGTTCCGCCCCCCGCCGGAGCGCAAGACGATGGAGCCGGCGATCGCCACCCTATTGGCCCGCGCCGGCATCGCTGCGCCGGAAGAGGGCAGCACCATCGCCATCGGCAAGATCGACGCCGCGCTGGCCGCGATGCCCAATATGGACACGACGCAGCGGATGTACCTCAAGACGGCTCTTAGCAAGGCCGGCGTCATCTCCACCAACGGCCAGTAACGCGCCACCGCGCCCCGACCACGCAGAAGGAAATTAGGCCATGTCATTCGCAGCTTCGGCTCAGCGGGTCGGCGGCGCGCGCTTTGCTAACGCGTCCGACCCAATCATCCAACAGATCGCCGCCGCCGCCGATTTTTTGGGCAACGGCGCGATCGAGGTCAACATGTACGAGGCGGAGATCCTCGACATCGTCCGGCGTGAGTCGGTGCTACGCCAGCGCATCGACAGCAAGCCAGCGACCGGGCACCCGCATCGGTACTTCGAGCAGGTGTTGATCGGCGCCGGCGGGTTCACCGACCCCCGCAATCTGACGCCGACCCCGTCCGGCCCGACCCGCTTGGAACGGCCCGCCATGATCAAGGCGACAGTAAACCAGATCAACTTGACTTTGTTCGACATCCAAGTTACGCAACAGCAGGGGATGTTTACCGGTCTGGAGGCGAAGGACATTGAGGACTGCGTTAATGGCATCATCCTCGCTGACGCCCCCGCTTACTGGATCGGCACGGATACTTCGCTGGTCACCCCCACCACAGACCAGTATGTCGGGCTGCTCACGCAGATCACCCTGCAGTTCACCGTCGCCCCTGGCGCCTCCATGGTGGACGGGATTAAGTTCGCCATCGCGACCATGATGGCGAACGTGACGTTCAAGCCGCGCCCGACCGCTATCTACTTCAATCCCATTTTGGGCCACTACCTCGATACCGAGGCCAAGGTGTCGAACATCACCATGAGCACCACCGTCGTCGCCGGCGTCACTGTGCGGAACATCGAGAGCCAGGCCGGCCAGCTGCCGATGATCACCGATGCCTATCTGCCGTTCTCGACCATCGCCGCCTTCGGCTTTGCGGCACCGCCGGCCGGCTTCAAGAACTACTTCGCCGTGGTCACTACGGAGAAGATGATCGAACGGCCGTATATCAGCGGCAACACGCAGAACCCAAATCCACAGCTGTTCCGGCTGGGCCTGCAGAGTTCGTTGTCGGGACAGTATGTCGCCGTAATGTTTGATGCTATAATTGCCAAGGGCGCGGGCTACGCGCATGCCCTGGTTGCGGTGCAGCGCATCTAAGGAGGCAGCCTATGATCGTTTATCTGCATGGGTCACCGGACAAACTGCCAGTGGCTGAGCACACGTTGATCATCGCGCCGGCCGGCCATCTGCCGAAGGAGTTCGAGTCCGAGGCGTGGTGGGACGACACGGGCGAAAAGCGCAAGCCGCAGACCTACGAGGTCAAGTTCTATCACGGAGAGGCCGAAACGACAGACGAGATCGGCCGCTATTTGGTCATGACCGGCCAGGCCATGAAGAGCCGCCTCGTGTTACCGAACAGCTGGAACAGGTGATAGATGCCGATCGTCGCCCCTGACAGCGAGTCCGACGGCGGCTATACATCGACCATCAGCTCGGGGGGTATGGCGCAGATCAACGCGCCTGAAATCCCGGTGCCGATCCCGGCCAGCATTGCCGCCTCGGCCACCTGGAACTCTGGCCTGATCTTCTCGGACGGGTATCGCTACCTGACGGTCGCGGTGACCCTGAGCGTTGGCGCGTCGCTTGTGATTACTCAGTTCGTCGACATGGCCGGGACGATCGCGCGCCCCCCGATTACGAACACGATCGTCGCCGCCACGCCGCTGATCGTCGATATCCCGGGCACTCTCACCCCTGGCTCCGCCACCACCGCTCCGGCCTACCCGTATCCATTCATGTCGTTCACTATCCAGATCGTCAACGGCGCTGCCATTGCAGCCGTCACGGGCTTCCAGGTCCTCCTGTCGGGCGGATGACGGCTGATGGTCGCCTCCTGCTATCTCACCAGCAGCGCCGATTACGAGGAGTACGGTGTCCCGCTAGCGGCACGGGGCCAGGTCATGCGGGCCAGCCTGCTGATCGACCACTACCTGCGCCGGCCCGAGGGCTGCGTCTGGGTTCCCGATGCCAACGGGCAGCCCGCCTACATGGCCGCCAAGGCGCCGTCCATCACCTACACCTCCAACGCCATCATCTCACCCGGCACGAGCGTGGTCGTCCCGCTGCCAAGTTATGTCGGCGACAGCGACTCCCTTATCGGCGATGTGGTTGTGCTCGACCGGACGCTGCCCTCTGTGGTCGAAGCCTGCGTCGTGCAGGCCCAGAAGACGGGGCAGATCACCCTGACGAATGTCCAGTTCACCCACACGGGCACGGCTACCCCGGTGACGCTGGAATTCGGTATGACGGTGGATGAAGAACTCACGATGCCAAACCAGCGGTCGGTGACCAGGTTGTCGCAATGGCCGGTCGCAAAACTTATGTCCGGGATTGGGCGCTACGGTTACGGCCGGCGCACTGATCAGATGCTAGGCTACTTCTACGACGCGAACTTACTCTCCACGCTGTCGGCTTTTGGGGGACCGCCAGCATGGACGCCATTCTTCACGCCGGCGTCTAGTCTAAACCCCAACACGGGTGACCTCTGGGTGCCGGCGGGCACGCTGTTGGCCTACTACACAGACGTCAAGATGCGATACAACGCGGGCTGGCAAGCGAACAATCTGCCGGCACAGATCAAGGTGGCCTGCGCCGCGATCGTCGATGCGCTGGGCGCGGCGCCGATGGGGCCGCAGATCAGGCGTTTCAACGCCGGAAAGACGCAGATCGAGCGGTTCGCCGAGAGCGTCCTGGATCCGGACATAAAGACCATGCTACGACCGTTCATGGCCAACTGGATGATCTGATGCCCCGCCTTCTGGTCGAGCGCCACGGCTTTCAATCCAAAGGCGGCCCGGTTCAATTCCGGCGCGGGGCGCCAACTAGCCCGAGGTAGGACGATGAAACCGGATACGTGAATATCCCAGAGCGAGGTATCCGCCGGGACTCTTTGATCTCCACTTCACAGGAAATCAAGGAGTTATGTCATGTCTATCGTCTACCTAAAGGTTAAGGTCTGCTCCCTCGCCGCTGAAGCATCCATCATCCGCCGGATGGAGCGCCGCTGGAAACCGCGATGGAAGTCGCATCAAGACCAAACGTTCTTTGGTCTGAAGTCGCATCGCACATGCGATGTTCGCCGCGAACAGAGAGCCGCGCTGCTGGCTTACGGATATCTTCGCGGCCGGCCCTACCGAATGATCGAATTCAAATGCTTCGAGCCGCCGGTCTGGACCAGGGTATGTGAGATCGTTCGGAAGTACGGGCCACTCGCCTCGAAAGAGGATGTCGCCAAGGCCGTTCTAGATTGGTCAGAGATCGCGGAAATCCAGAAAGCCGCTTGATGGTCCAATGCTGCGGCGTCCTCGCCGCAGCGAACCCGAGGTGACGCGCAATGACGAAGCTGACAACGCAGACCAATCATGTGGCGGTGGCACTTGTCTGGCTCTTCTTCCTCGCGGGGATGGCCGTTCTGCTTTCCGGTTGTGTGTTCCGTGGCGGCGGCTTCGGCCATCATGGCGGCGAGCACGAGCATTTCGAGCGTAGATGACCACCGCCTCCGTCTTCGCCCGGCTGATCGACAAGCAACTGGGCGCATTCGGCAACCGCATCGGCCAGCCGTTCAGCGTCTACCGGGTCACGCCAGGGTCCAGTGGTGACTTCCCTGGCGGCTGGTACCTGGTCAGCTCGCAGGCGCACGCCCACCGCAACCGCGTGCGCAGCCAGGATGCCGAGGTCGCAATGACCTCAGAACGCACACTCTGGTATGAATTGGTCGGCGATATGTCGCCGTTCTGGCTCGGCGACGTGTTCCTGCAAACTGATCCACCGTTCTTTCCTGGCGTCGCCTACGGCGATCGGGCGACCAACCTACCGGTTACGGCCGAACTGAACGATCTTGCACCGGTGGCTGGCCTGGCACCCGCCGATGCGCCCACCCCTTGGCGCCAGGCTCGACCACCGGTGCAAGATCTTCCGGCCCGATCTCAATCCGCAGGTATTTGCGGACAACTCGTCGCAGTGGCGCGCTACCCACGAATGGGACACCCCGCTGGTGCTGACCAATGGGGTCTACGCCTGGGGCGCGCCATCATCCGGCCCTGCCTCTTTCGTGCCGTGCGGACTCGGAACGTCCGACCGCCAGACCCGCGGCGAGGACATGCCGCCCGACCCGCCCGGTATGCTGCCGGTGCCACGCTACTACGTCTATCTGCCGCCGCTGCCTGGCTACACCTCCGCGGAGGGTGACGCGATCATCACCGAGGATGGCGCCCGCTACACCGTCATAGCCCCCTACCGCCAGGAGACCGGCGTAGTGGGGCACCAGCTTATGGTGCAGCGCTATATCGCGCAGGCGAGCTGAAGCGCTGCGGACCGGGCTTGAAACCGGCTGTATGACGGATGTTCCGCTGGCACGACCCGATTCCGTATTGTTCCAGCCACCCCCATATCGGCCTCTCGGGCCAACCTACGTGTCCATCCACGCCGCCGCAGCATGCCCTCCATAATAGATAACTCATGGACGTCAATGCAGCATGGCAACCCTCTATACGGTGCTCTGCGCACTCCAAGCGCAGGTATCCGCTGTCACCCAAGGCCTGGTCTCCACGTCGATCGACACCAACGGCAAGCCGCTGACGGTGCAGGTCGGCCTCTACTGGCCCAGCGCCAAGACGCTGCAGAACAACGTCCGGGCCGCCGACGGCCCCAACGGGCTCGGCCCGAACGCCCTGATCACTGTTTACGATCGGGGGCTGGCAGCCGACTCCACCCGCTGGTCGCCTCAAGTCGTTGGACAGACGCTCACGCCGGCGACGATGACCGTCATCTTGTCGGAAGCCTACGTCCAGCAACTCAGCTCGATGACGCTTTCGTTCTTCGACCCGGTGACCGTCGGCGATGCGGTCGGCGTCGTGCTCACGCCATCCCTCTTCAACGGCGTGGCTGTGGTCGCGATAGCCGTAGCCGGCGACACCGCCGCGACTATGGCCGCCAAGACGGCAGCGCTGCTGAATGCCAATCCTGCCATCGCAGCGATGCTGACGGCGACCGTATCCGGCACAGTGGTGACATTGACGTCGCTCATGGCCAATGCGTACGTGCCGGTCCGGGTCAACGTCGGCAATGGGGGCACCCAGCTGACCGAGATCGGACGCCGCAAGCGGCACTTCCAGATCGTCGTTTGGACACGCACACCGGACGATAGGATCACGGTCGGCGATCCGATCGAGGCATTGATCGCAACCCTTGAGGCGAACTTCGGCCTGACCTTCCCGGACGGCACTCTGGGCCGGCTGACCTTCTCCGGCGACACCCAGCACGACGAAGCCACGCTGTCCGACACGATGCGGCGGGATTTCATGGTGTGCGTCGACTACGGAATAAACGTCGTCGATCAGACCTACGCAGTCCTCGCCCCAATCGTTCAAAACACGACCTTCTAAACAGCCCGGAGTACTTGCGATGGTGCAAATAATAACTGCGGGTACCCTGAATATCCCGGCCCTGCAGACCGACGATGCGTATATCCAGATCGTTGCGCCACCCAATTTCATTACCGGCGTGCCGACCGATGTCATCGGCGCCGTCGGCACAGCCTCGTGGGGGCCAGTCGGGATCCCCGTGCACCTAGGTTCTGGCAGCGACGCCGTGCAGCAGTTCGGCGCGATGTCGGCCGCCTCGCTGACCGACCCGTTCGACCTGGCGACTGACCTGTTCCTTGCCTTCGCCCAATCGGCCAGCCAGGCGACGATGGAGGGGTGGGCAACCCGGGTCTCGGACGGCACGGACACACCAGCCACCGGCACACTGGCCGTGGCGACGACGGCCACGCCGGCCACCGCTACCATCGCCGGCACCCTGACCGTCGGTGACGCGCTGCAGCTGATCGCCACCTCGGCGGCGATCCCGGGTTCGCCCATCACGGTGACCTACCCGACGAGGGCCGGCGACACGCCGACCACGATGGCCGCCGGGCTTGTGACTTTGATCAACGCCAACGCGGCGCTCGCCGCGGCGGGAGTCTTCGCCAGCAACGTGCTCGCCGTGGTGACGATGTTCTGGCCGACGACGCTCACCCCGACGATCGTTTGGACCAAAAACATAGTTGGCTCCGTCACCACGACCATAGCGATCGGGGCCACCACCCCGAGCCAGGGCGGGGCGACGATCAGCGCACTGTTCACTGGCGTACTGGGCAATCAGTCGAGCATGACGATCGCCCCTGGATCGACGACCGGCACCTGGAATGTCACGCTGACACCGCCGACCGGCATCTCCGAGCTTTACCCCGGCCTGCCCGGCGCCCGCTTTGCGCAGGCGCTGGTGAGCGCGATCAACGTCGGCATAAGCCCTGCGCGCGGGCCGTCCAACAACTTCAAGGCCACAGTCAACTTCCCGGCTGTTGGCGCTCCGACAGCGGGCACCACCACCTTTGCCGGCGGCACCGACGGCCGCTCCGGCGTCACCACAGCGACCATCATCGGCAACGTCTCGCTCTCCCCGCCGACCGGCCTGTTCTCGCTTGGCAACCTCAACCCTCCCGTCGGGATCGTCTGGTGCTGCGGCCTGACCGATCCCGTAGCACCGGCGTCGCTGCTGACCTTCAACCAGACCTTCGGATCCTCCTCGATCTCCTCGCTCGCCTCCGGCCTAAGCGTTGCTGGCGCTCTGGCTGCTGCAAACTCCGCGGCCGCCGCGGACCCGTCCATCCTCTACGCCAAGGACTGGATCTACTTCTTCGACACCATCAACAACGTCCAGCGGCTCGTTCCCTCCCCGCCCGTCATCGGCGGCATGTGGGCGACCCGTGGACCGCAGGAATCGCCCGGCAACAAGCCGGTCAACCTTGTGATCGGCACCGAGCGCAACAATCCACAGACCGGCAACCTGCCATACTCGGTCAGCGATATCGGGCTACTGGAAGGCGCCGGCATTCTGACCATCACCAAGCCGATCCCGCGCGGCAACATCTTCGGTGTCCGCCATGGCCAGTCCTCGTCACTGTTTAACGTCACAAAGCCGGCCGAATACTGGCGGATGACCATGTATATCGCCCGCTCGGCGGCTGGCTTCATCGGCCAGTATGTCGATGAGGAGCAGTCCCAGCAGCCGGACGACCCACTGCGTACCGCCTTCAAGCTGCAGTCGAACCAGTTCCTCAAGCTCTTGCTCGGCGCCGGGCAGATCGACAACTTCCTGGTCACCTGCGCTTTCAGTTCGTCGCCGTCGGCGCAGCCTGGTCTGGGCATGAACACGCGCGCCAGCATCGCCCAGCACTACATGTTCGCGCTGTGGCAGGTGACCTACCTCAGTTCGGTCCGCTTCTTCGTTCTGTCTCTGCAGGGGGGCACCACCGTGGTTGAGGTGGCCGGCCAGCTTACGCAGCAGCAGGCGACGCTGCAGGGGTAAGCCGTGTGGAAGCTCATCAACCGGATCGCTACTGCCGTGATGGCCTTGGCTAAGAAGCGAGAGCGGGAATAGGGAGTAATCATCATGGTTGCGGTAGCGATACAGGGATTTAACGTCGGCAGCGACGTGTCGTTTGCAATCATGGACCAGTACGGGGACGTGTTCTCCGAGGATATGCTGGGCCTGATGACGCAGTTCGACATCCGCTCTGTCGATGTGAAGATGAAGGTGACGCCGATCTCCAATGGTGGTGTCCCAGTCAACCAGACGATCCCGAACGGGCTGCGGGGCACGATGACCTTCGTCCGCACCGGGCCGGCTTTCTCGCAACTCTACATGGACCTGTCGCAGGGCTACTTCACTGCTGGCATCATCAGCCAGATGTTTATCATGATGAACATCCGGAACAGGGATGGCTCGGTGGACGAATACCAGCTTGACGGGGTCCAGTTGAGTGATTGGGACTTTGGCGACTTCCGCGGTACCAAGGAAGTCGACTGCAAGATGGCGATCGAGGCCAGCGAGATGTATGGCTCCGGGACCCTGGCGACATTCCTGAATAATCTGCCTGGGTAAGACCTCCGCTTTCTCGTAAATCATGGGGCTCGCATGCTGGCCCCCGCCAGAGGCGAGCCTTTGGCGTTTCTAGGACAGGACACAAATGGCTGAACCAGAGGCCCGGATTGTCATCAACCGCAATCCGGAAGATCCGGCGAAGGCCCCGAAGTTTGCCACCGCCGCAGCCAATAACAAAGTCATCGGCGAGCAGATCCGTTCCCGGCGCGCGGACATCCACAAACAGGCGAAGCTGGACGCCGCCGGTGCCGGACTGGGGCCCGCTCAGGAAGATCAAGCGCCCGCGCCCGAGCGTGAGGACATCGAGAGCATTGAGATCACCCTACGCGACGGCCGCGTCGTCGAGTATGGGCCGCCGAACAACATCAGCCTGAGTGACCGCATCGCGCGGCTCTACAGCACGCGCTCCGTCGCCGAGGGTGGTCCTGATCCGGGAATTACCGAATACCGACTGACGCGGCTTTTGATGGGCGTGCGAACGGTCGGCGGCAGGACTGTGCCCCCGATCACCAACCTGGTGGAACGAACCCGGGTGGCCAATCAATTGGGGGATGAAGCGATTGATCTTCTCAATCTATTTGACAATAGGCACTGGCCTCCACTCCGGGAGTCAGAGCTTCCCATCGTAAAAAAAAATCTACGACAGTCCTGATTTCCATATAGCCGCGACTGTTGTGGAAGCCGGCTATGGCACCATGCGTGACGTGCTAACCATGCCCCTAGGGGAGCGTCTTGCCTGCTACTATCGCACCGTCGTCCGCCAGGGCGCTTCCGTTGACTGGAAGTCCGGCGAGGTCTCGTGGCCCAAGCGTCGTGGGGATTGAACCATGTTCACCTGTCTCGAGGTCGCTGACTACTACAGGATGGCCGCGCTGCGCTGCGAGGAGGAGCTTTCCGGCGTGGTGGCAACCATCGTTGAGACAGCGGCCGTCCGTGCTCGCACTTACATAGGCGTCAAGCAGCAGGACTGGGACCCGCTTTCAACGGCAACCATCTTCGGTTTCCACCATCCGGACGCCGGGTTCCTTGTCGGTAAGGCAGATCGCGGCTTCTCCGGTCCTGATTATCAGCCGCTGCTCGGTGACACCGGCACGCTGCAGGAGAGCATCAGTAGCGCGGTCGACGGGCTGATGGGCATCGTCGGCTCGGACGACAAGATCGGCCTATACCAGGAGATGGGGACGGCGGAAGCAATGTATCCGATCCCGCCCCGGCCGTTCCTAGCCAAGGCGCTGATGGAAGCTGAGGTCGATATCGAAGCGCTGGCCGGCGAGGTTGCCGTCAGCCTGCTTGTTCCCAAGGCGTAGCATCCCTTGCCAGTATTCAGTTACGAAGTTGGGGCAGTCTTTATTATCGAGGACCGGGGCACTCCGGCCCTGGAGCGGCTGGGCGAGACCTTCACTGCCTTGGACGCGAAGATCAACGCGATCCAGGAGAAGCTCGCGCTTGTCGGCAAGGGGGAGGGCCTGTTCTCCGGCGTCACCGCAGGGATCGAACAAGTCACCGGCCTGTTCACCACGATGAGTGAACGCGCCGCTGCTGCCGGCGAGGCCATGGAGACGGCCTTCCGGCGTGGCGGAGAGGCGGCGATGGCCGCTGCCAGGAACGTTGACGCGCTGACTGAGGCGATCAACCGTGCTGCCGGCGCATCGGATCGCATGGGAGCCGCTCGCGGTGCCAGGGGCGGCGCTGGAGGCGCAGCGGGCGCCGCAGACTTCGATGAGGGCGACTACAACCGGGCGCCTAGCGGGCGCCGGGGTTCGCAGCTGATAGAGGGCTCATTCGTCGAAGGCGTCGCGGCAGACCGGATGTTGTTGGGTGGCCCATCTGGTCCACCGGCGCCATTCTACGGCTATCCGGCCGGACGTGGGGAGGAGCAACTCCGCCTGGAGGGACCGCGCTTCGGCGGCTTCACCGGATATGGCGGGCCCGGGCCCCCGCCTACAGGCGGCGGTTTCGTGCCTCCTCGCGACGAGAATTTCGAGGAGCGGCAGTCGCTCAATTTGAATCAGGGCGGCCGCCGTAGTCGCAGCCACATTGCTCCGCTGATCGAGGCGGCGGCGGTCTATGAGGCGATGAAGGCTGGCGCAGAGGAAGAACAGTCCGTCGATATCACCCTGCTGCGTGGCTTCCACATTGATCCTAGGACGGCCACGACAGAGCAGAAGCAATATCTGAGGGACCTGGCCAGGAAAGGCGCTGAGGGCACATCGTTCTCAGAGCGCGAAGTCGCGGGCGGTGAGGAGATCCTGGCGGCGCCTCTGGGATTCACCGGCGACGAAGGGATGCGGAAGTTCGGCACGATCTTTGAAGTAGCAGCGAAAGCGGCCGAGGCCGCCAAGCAACTGCACTTCGGCACGTTCGAGGGCTCATTGAAGGGCGGCGTCGAGTTTGCCCACCAGATGCAGCTTTATGACGCTCCCGGGCTGACCAAAGGCATGAACCTGCTGGGTGCGATTACCGAAAGCCTTCCGGGCGGTGACATGGAGCGTGAGGCCCAGGTGATGAGCTACGCGATCCCCCAAGCCAGGGCGATCGGGGCCGACCCAATGCAGGCCATGGAAGCCGTCGGGTTCATGCAGCGAGCAGGCCTGCGCAACACGGTTGCCGCGACTACCCTGCGACAGATGTTGGTCGGCCAGTTGAAGACCGGCGGTCCCATGAATGCGCAGCACCATGCCATAGATCACGAGCGGAGGGAGTTGGAGGACAGCCTGGGTCTGAAGCAGGGACATCTGTCTAGGCCCTCTGGCGGGAAAGAAAATGCCCACGAGAAGGCTCTCATCGACCTAGGCCTTGTCGAGAGAGGTTCCGGCAAACTTCTGGACCTGAACGCCCGCGGAGGCATCGACATTGAGAAGATGTTCGAGATCATTGCCGCTCAACAAGCCAAAATGACGCCGATTGAGTTCGGCAAGTCGATGTTCAACGCCTTCGGCGTGCGTGGTCAGACGGGCGGCGAATTGATCGGCGAAGCCCTCCCGCAATATAAAGCTTATCAGGCCCAGATCAGCGGCACGGCGCCGCTCGACGAGCAGTTGAAGATGATCAGCGGCACCTCTGTGCAGCTTACCGGCCAGGCCGTCGCCCGCGTCGCCGACTTGGGAAACGAAATCGGCACCACATTGCTGCCCTACCTGAAGCAATTTGACGAAGCGATCATCACAGCCACGGGCTATCTCCGCGGACTGGCACAGGCGCATCCCGATGCCACGGCAGCGGCCGTAGGCGGCGGAATAGCGGCCACGGTCGTAGGTGGCATCATGAGTCTCCGTGCCCTGTGGCCTCATTGGATAGGCAAGTTCTTTTCCGAGGGATCAGCAAGTGCCGCTGGAGAGGCTCTCCGAGGTGCCGGGCCGCGTGCTGCTGGCACCGCAGCCTCCGTCGCCGCCGCAGGTGGTACCCTTCCGGCTCTCGCCGCCGGCGGGCTCCTCGGGCTGCTTTCTTTTGGTGGCTATAAGGCTGGTGAGGCTTTGGGGGATCTGGATCCGGAGGGACGCACCAAAGCTCAGCAGGACTTAGCGTGGCGGGCATCACATGGTGGGATGCCTAGATGGGCGGCTGGCGGTTCTGGTACAGACGCGCAGGCCGGCGCTGAGTCGCGTGCCGCTGCACCGATGCCCGCGCCGCAGGTTACGGTCCATCTTGGACCGGTCACCATGCAGGGAGTCCCGGACGACTCCTCGCTCCATGCGCTGCTGAAGAAACTGACCGACGGCCTGATGGATGCCTTGTCGCATATGGCATCCGACCCGCATGGCACCGGACAGTCGGCATACACGTACCCCGGCGGGCTGTAGCCACCATGCCCTGGACACCCCTGATCCTGGCCGGGTTTGTGTTCGATGAAGCGCAACTCGAAGTCCCCGAGGCCTCCGGCGATATGGGCGGCACCCAGTCCTTGGAGGAGCACAGGTTTCCCGGCGGCACCATCACGCACAAGTCGTACGGCTACTTCCCAGCTGCCCAGAAGTGGCGGGCCAAGTTCCACGGCTCGGATGCCTCGGACCGGGCCGAAGCTATCAAGCGCATCATGGCGACGGGCCAGGAGGTGACGCTGCAGTATGGCGCGCGGGCATGGGTCGGCCGCGTGGCCAGGTTTTCGCCAATGGCCAGGCACAATTGGCGCTTTGACTACGAGCTGGAGTTCTGGCCCCGGGTCGACTACGGATCGCCTGGGCCGGTCCTCCCGCCAGTCACTGACCTCGGGACAGTGCTGGCGCTGCACATCCTGGCGCTGCAATCGCTGCTGACGAACGGCCTCTCCGGCAGCTTCCTGTTCCAGGCGCTCGCGGCCGAGATTGGTGGCCCGATCGGCGCCCTGGTTTCCCAGGTGCAGGACTCTATTGCGGCAGCGGGCGGCGTCATCGGCAACATCACATCGGTTGCCCAGCAGTCCATCTTTCAGTCGTCGCTTGCCGCTCTGGCTGCCACCGCACCTTACCTGGTGTCACCTGACCCCACGCAGTCCTCGCCTGCGTCAGACGCCGCCTCGCGCATCCAGGCTATCCAGACGATCATGACCGCCGCGCAACCGACCAAGGCGGTGATCCAGACCATCAACCCCAACCTCCTCGTGCTGGCCGCGCAGCACTACGGCGACGCCACGCTCTGGCGCACAATCGGGAACGCGAACGGACTCACCGACCCGCAGCCGACCGGCAGCTTTAGCCTCATCATTCCGCAGCAAGTATGACGGACCAGACCTTCACGGTGTCGATCGGCGGCACCACCATGCCCTGCAGCCGGTTCTCGATGACCGGCGGCGCCTTTGGCACCGTCGGCCACGTGACGATCACCACCTCCGGCACCCTGCTCAAAATGGTCGACTTGGACTTGTTCACGCTGACCTCGGGCTCGCCCGGCTTCGTCGAGGTCGACATCGCGGTTCAGCAGACCCAGCAGACCCAGTCTCAGGCCGGCGGCTACAGCGCCAGCCCCGGTCCGCAGTCCGCCTCACAGCGGATATTCGGCGGCGAGTATATCCGCACGGATTTCGATCTCGATGCCGACACCGTTACGATCCACGCCCGCGACTGGGCCGGCGTCCTGGTGGACCAGAAGCGGATCTTGACGAAGATCGGCAAGGCGGTCGAGGCGGTGCTCGCGCCGCTCGCCCCCGGCCGGGTGACCGCGTCCGGGATCAGCAACGAGAACCAGAAGATCAGCGACATCGTAACCTCGATCTGCACCGAGTTCGGCTTCACCCCGGTGCTGAACCTGTCCTCTTCGGGCCGCAACCCCACCGTCGGAACGCTCTATGGCAGCGCCGACCAGTCGTTCATAACGGTGCCGCAATCCCTATGGACCATCCTCAACCAACTCGCCCGCGACACCGGATACGACGTCTATGTCACGCCGCTTAAACAGCTGGTGTTCGGCGAGCCCGGAGTCGGCCAGGCGACGCTGCAGCTGGCCTACAACGTCGCGCCGGCCGAGGGGCAGTATCCGTGCCGGCATACCAAGGTGGAGCACCATCCCAGGCGCAATTCCACCTTCCGCGTGCTGGTGATGTCCTACGACCCGACGTTGGCACAGACGACGCTTGGCCGGGCAACCTATGTCGGCGGCAACTTCGCCGGCCAGCACGGTTTGTCGGCCGGGCTCGCGACCGGGCAGGCTGCCGTCAGCGCCGACAAGAACCTGGCGGCGCTGAAGCAGTCCGTCAGCCAGATCCCGCTATATACCTTCAACCTCGACGGGCTGAATGCCGACCAGGCTACCTTGCGGGCACAGACCATCGCCACCGATATTGCTAAACGGGAGCTGATCCTAACCACCACCATCGACGGCCTGCCGTCGGTCCTGCCGACCCAGATGATCCACCTGTCAGGCGATGTGGCGCCCGCCTTTTCGGAGCCTACCTATTACGTCAGCGCCTACGATCAGACCTTCACGCTGCCCGATCCACGCTCGCACCACGCCGACAGCGGGTGGGTCACCAAGATCACCGCGCTCAACATTCCGACTGAGGGACTGGCCAAGGGCGACGAGGGATGAGCGACCAGTTCGCCCACATGATCCGCCATGTCGCGACCCAGGGCGGCGATATTAAACCACACGTCTACGGGCACATCGCCTCCTACGACCCGATGCAGCACCGCGTGCGCTGCATCATCCCGTCGATGATGGACCAGGACGGCAATCCGCTGCTGTCACCGTGGATGCCGATGGGCACGATGTCGGCGGGCGACGGCTACGGCATCCAGGTCATCTACCAGGGCGGCGCCACCGTTCAGAATCCGACTGGCGGCGAGCAGGTCCAGATTAACCTGTTCGACAAGCAGCGTGGCGTCTCCGCGGTCCCTTGCACTTACTTCCACGGGACTAACCCGCCGCCCGCCACCAACCTGCCGACGACCGACGACGGCTACAGCGCGGCGGCTGATGCGGCGGTCGCGGGCGACATCCTTATCTCCGCGCCGTCGGCGCAGGCTGGTGGACCGAACTCCTTCATCCGTGTGCGCAAGGCTGGGCCGATCCAGGTCTGGTCGGCAGGCCGAGTTTCTGCGGACATCATTGGCGGGCTCAACGTCACGGTGAACACCGGCGACGTCAACGTCACTGTGGCGCAGGGCGATGCAACCCTTACCGCGACACAAGGCAATGTCACGGTGCAGGCGGCGCAGACTGTCAATGTGGTCGGCGCCGCTATTCGACTGGGGGCGGCCCTGGCCGACGCGTTGCAGCAACTCTGCAACACGAGCTTCTGGGCCAACTTCAACATCCATACACACAACCACGGACCGCCCCCTGACCAGCCGGCGACCGAGGAAATGCTGACCCAGACCGTCACAGCGGAGTAGTCCATGAGCGGCACCACTGTTCAGACGGGCGGTATCCCAAGCCCACAGATCAATCCGGGCGATACGTTCTACCTCGAATGGAATGGCGACCTGGTGCTACTTCCGAACGGCTCAGTACAGATGGCCTCTGGCTGGGACAAGGTCCGCGAGCGGATCATCC